TATGGTGCAGATAATGATCAGAGGTTGACAGGAAAACATGAGACACAATCTATTAAAAAATTTAGTTATGGGGTTAGTGATCGGGGTGCTAGTATTCGTATTCCTATTATTACAGTAGACAACAACTGGAATGGTTATCTAGAAGATCGCCGTCCTTCTGCAAATGCTGATCCCTATAGAGTGATGAAACATATTGTAGAGACTATTGATGGATCAAATACAGGGCTCGTCCGCTATTGACAGGGGGTTGGCATCCTCGGCTCGTTTTTATATAGATATGGATGTTAGTCTAATAGATTTTATGGGGGATGACCTTAGCGTAGTTAATGCCGCTCGGGTTAGTTTTGCAAAGAAGTCGCAGTGGGCAAAACACATCCCTGGGCAAGGCATCTATGAGCTCGCCGATAGAGATAAGAAGCTTATTCAGTATCTTGCCAAGCATGGTCATTGGACTCCTTTTGGTCATGCAACATTATCATTTCACATTAAGGCACCCATTTTTGTTGCACGGCAGTTAGTCAAGCATCAGGTAGGTTTGGTATGGAATGAAGTGTCACGCCGGTATGTGGAAGATGAGCCAGAATATTGGGACCCAGAGATATGGAGAAGTAAACCAGTAGATAAGAAACAAGGGTCTGGTGATGAGACAATAGAATGGTTAGATCGTGAGGTGAGAGTTGGTGCTGCGGTTAGTGCATCATGTGATTTGGCTGTAGAAACTTATAAGAAAATGTTGGATGCTGGTATTGCACCAGAACAAGCTCGTATGGTACTACCACAGAACACCTATACAGAATGGTATTGGACTGGTTCATTGTATGCATTTTCTAGAGTATGTAAGTTAAGATGTAAAGGTGATACACAAGAAGAAACTAGAAATGTTGCTTGGGAACTATATGATTTAGCCAAGGAGAAATTTCCTGTGTCATGGGAGTCATTGTTTTATGCCAATATATGATTACGTTTGTGAAGTGTGCGGCCATGAGGTGTTGGATGTTCTTCAGAGGATGTCTGATCTCCCTTTAGAATTTTGTCCTGAATGTAGTGGTCATATTAGGCGTCAAATAACTGCTGCTAATTTTGTGTTAAAGGGTGATGGATGGTATAAACCGTCCCCGTCAAAGAACGAAAAAGACTAAATAACTAAAGCATATTAAAATGAGTAGGGTGATATGTCTCGGGAATGGTGAATCCCGTCTCGGAATTGATTTAGATGGATTAAGGCAGTATGCAACCATCTGGGGATGCAATGCTTTGTATCGTGATTGGGCACCAGATTTTTTGGTGTGTGTCGATATAGAGATGAGCCATGAGATATACCGCTCAGGTTATGCTTTTAAGAATGTTGTATATTTTAGAGATTGGAACAGATTGCCAGGAGAGGCATACGAAAATATAGTAGTTCCGTCTCACATATCCCATAAGGACCAAAGTGATTTAAAGTCCTACATCCATGTTAGTCCACGGGTTGAAGGTTGGAATGAGTTTGCAATAGGTGGTCAAGATTTAGACCAGTTGAGAAAACTCCGAGAAGATTATTTAACCGCTTGCCACAATGAAGGCATAGAAGTAAATTTAGATACAGTAGATATAATATTTGCAGATAAAAGAGCAGGCCTTTGGGCAACCTGGGTAGCTCCTGAAGATAAAGTATTAAAGACAGAATCATTGCCTGGAGGTTCAGATTATGGTTTTTGTTCTGGTGCTTTATGTAATGTATTTGCATCTATGAATCCAGATACGGAAGAGGTATATCTATTAGGTATGGATTTATATTCCAACACAGACAAACCAAACAATATATTTAAAGGAACTGAATGTTACATAGGTTCTGACGGACAACCTATCCCACCAGATAATTGGATAGAACAACACCGGATGATTTTTGAAAAGTTTCCGGATATAAAGTATTACAAGGTTAATCCTAAACCAATATCAAACGATATTAATGATAGGGTTAATGCTGTAATTGAGGAATGGATTGATATTCCTAACCTTGAGTACATTACACAAGATGAAATGTATGAAAGGATTAACACTTAAAAAACCAAGGAGGTTTATATGGCTGATGTAATAGCAAGTGTAAAGGGCTGGATTAATAAGATTTCGGAAGTTGCCGTAAGTCTTATCGCTCTAGCAGTAGTACTTCAAGTACTTTTCGGATCAGATATGATCTTTCTTCCCGTTGATGTCATTGGGAATATAACCGGCCTAGTGGCATCACTAGGCAGCCAAGGACTAGTTGGACTTGTAGCCCTAGGCGTCATTTATTGGATCTTCACCAAGAAGGACTAGTAAGATTGGCTAAAGGATCTACGGGGAGGGTGCATCCTCCCCTAGTTCCAATATAAGTATTAGTATGTCTGATACTAATATTATTTCCATAACTGATATTATAGAACAGAAGGTTCGTAAGCAAAGAGAACTGGATGACTATGAAGTCCGATTGGAAGAATTAAAAAGAAAAAAATATTGGGTAGAAAAAGAAATACAGATGGCTGAATTTATCATTGCGGCTGTTCAACACGAAATATCCCCCCAACAATTCATTAAGGCTTTAATCGAAGCCGAACTAAAAAAAGATTGAAAAAAGCTTGACAGACTAGTTAGTTTGTGATAGCTTAATAGATAGTCGGATGGAACTAGCCGACTTAAAGTAAAAAGTTCAAAAAAAGTAGTTTAATTTACGGGGTGATTTGGTAATGCTTACACCCTACACATGAGGATGTATTATTATGACATCTAATAAATTTAAAGTTGTTGGTGGTATGCAGTATGAGATTCAAATTCTTAATTTAGGCACTTTGGTTCAATTTGGAACGCCAGGGTTCGATGGGACAGAATCTAAAATTAATTCAGCTCACGATTTTCTACAGAGACTTGCTCAAAAGATTGAGTGGAATAAAACAGTCAACGGTGAGAAACAATATAGAGCAAAAGCCTATTTGCGTTCTATTATAATGGGTTCTAATTTGTTAGATTCTTTTGTATTAGTTCCTGCTTCACTTCTTATAAATTCTATTAAACTGAATATAGAAAATACCACAGATAAGGATGAGAAGAAATCTTGGGCCGGAGTTTTGAAGTATGTTCAAGAGTGTATGTCAAGTGGTGTTCAATATTTTATTATTGATGGTCAAAATCGCTTAAATGAATCTCTTATTCCTTACTTTAGTAACAAGCTTGTTTTTGGTAAAGATAAGCTTGACATTGAGCATTCTAATGGCAAGAAAGTTAGTTTAGCCGGTAAGTATTTTAAAGATTTGCCGAGAGATGTTCAAGATTATTTAAGCGCTATTGAGATACCTGTTGTTATTGCACTTCAAGGAGATGTAGATCAATTTTCACAATCACTTATTTGGAAGAATGAAGGTATAGCCTGGGATAGTTGGCAGAAACTTTTACAAGTAAACTGGTATACAAAATTTCGTCAACAAATTTCAGAGATTGCATCTGGTAGTGATATTAAAGGTGACCAATATTGTCTGGCCGCATTAGGTAGAATTACAAATAAACCATATTCCTATGATATCAATGGTCATGATTTGTTTGTGGCTGAGTGTTTGGTGTGGATGGAAACAAAAACTCAATTCACTAAGCCTAAGGAATTTGAATCTTATTTTAGAGGTAAAGACATTAAGAATAAGTATCTTAAAGCTCTTAAAACATACTTAACTGAATTTGGTAAGGTATATAAAGACGGCCCTCTAATTTCAAATGTTGAGTTGCGTAATTATGTAATGCTACGCTATGCCTTAGACTATCCTAAGGAGTTTTCTACTATTACTATTCCTAGTTGGAGAGTAAATGGTGGTGAAGGTTTCGCTAAGGTATACGAGATAGTTAATGAAGTATTGATGAAGGATCCAGAAAAATTTGGTGAATTACCATTACATCTTTATACTAAGCAAGCGGATGGCACTACAACTAAAAACAAAAACCCAGGGTCTTATGTATATTTTAATTCAGAGAAGAAACAGAGCGATTTGTTTGGTAGATTGTCTATTCTTTTTAATGTATTGACAAACGCTAAGAAATTAAAGGCTTGTCAACAAATGAAAGATGATTTATTTAACTCTCGTTATGTTGTAGAAGTTGATCGTTCTAGAATGAAAACTCTGGAAGAAGCTTATGTAGATAATCCTCTTGATTCTAGAGGCCGAAAGGTTCCTGTCTCAAAACTATCATCGAAACATTTTGATAGAGGACATAAGTATCCTTGGAGTAAAGGTGGTAAGAATGATGAGATAGTCATTCAACCCATAAGAGATAATCGTCAAGGAAAAGATGATTATGTGGCATAAAACTCTTGACATTAGTTAAGAACCGTGATATAATAAATAGTATTGATTGCGATTATACAGCGATTGATAGTAAATACGATAATATATAGGAGATACAATATATGTCTTTTGCAGACCTAAAGAGCAAGTCTGGCTCTTTTGAAAAATTACAGACTGAACTCTCAAAGTTAAACAGTCCCGCCTCCGGCAATTCTTTTGAAGATAACCGTTTTTGGAAACCCGATCTGGATAAGACCGGCAATGGTTTCGCAGTAATTCGTTTTCTGCCGCAACCAGCTGGTGAGGATCTTCCTTGGGTTCGACTTTGGAATCATGCGTTCAACGGTCCTGGTGGTTGGTATATCGAGAATTCACTGACCACGATTGGTAAGAATGATCCAGTATCTGAATACAACACTGAACTTTGGAACAGTGGTGCAGAATCAGATAAGGAGATTGCCAGGAAGCAGAAGCGAATTCTCAAATATTACTCCAACATCCTAGTTGTGAGTGACCCAAAGCACCCTGAGAATGATGGTACAGTAAGGTTGTATCGTTTCGGTAAGAAAATCTTTGATAAGATTACTGAAGCTATGAACCCTGCGTTTGATGATGAAACTCCCTTGAATCCATTTGATATGTGGAAGGGTGCTAACTTTAAACTCAAGATCCGTAAGGTCGATGGTTATTGGAATTACGATAAGTCTGAGTTTGATAATCCTTCAGAACTGCTTGAAGGTGATGATACTCGCCTTGAAACATTATATAATGAGAAGTTACATAGTCTACAAGAATTTGTTGATCCAAAGACTTTCAAGACTTATGATGAACTGAAGGAAAAGCTCAACAAAGTTCTTACTGGTACATCAGTTAAGGGTACTGTTGAGACATTTACTCCCAAGAAGAAAGTTGAAGTCATTACTCCGGTTCCTGAAACAACCGATGATGATGAGACTTTAGATTATTTTGCCAAGTTGGCAGATGACGGTTAATCGTAAGGCAACTACGATATGGGGAGTCCTTCGGGGCTCCCTTTTTTTATGTCCAAATAAATTCACTTTCCCCTTTTGGTAGTGCAGCTGGTACTTTAGAAGAACCAACTAAAGATCCATATATCGGAAGCTTCTTTGTTGTGGCTCGCATGGTATTGGCTAATTCCACAGTAGTAGTATAGATAGGATCGTTACCAGTACGAATGATATGATGTGCTACTTTTGTAATCATCCACAGATTATTATTTCTATCTTCACCGTATCTGTCCCATGAATCTGTAATACCTGTGTCCCTTGGGTTACCAGAAGCCGCCCCAATTTGAGGAAATTCTGTAATAGCATTTCTACCAATTTGTAATGCTGAGTTACCCCACATTTCACATTGTATTCTTTCATAACCTAACATATGACTCATTTGCATTTTTCTCATTATGCCATGATCAGGTTCACCTACGTCATATGGTGTATCTGCTCGCCAAGTGCTTTTATTGATGCTAGTCATATCACCTTTACTAAAACTATAGTATCCTACATTTGCATTAGGCCATTCTGATATCAATTTAGTTCCAGAGCCACTGTCGAAAAATACTGGAGTTTCTGATGCGTGGGAATATGTGTCTTTTCTCAATTGTTTTAGATAATCGGATGTGTATCTATCAAAAGATTTAGAGACACTATTATGTCTGATTTGAGTTGCCCCCCAACATCCAGAACGAATTGTTTTCCACTTATCACCAGTAATAATATATTCAAAACTTTTACTTCTTAGCATTGCAGCTGGATAACCTCTTAATTGCCCGGCAGCTGCAGTTGGCGCAAAGCTGTCTCCACCAGAAGTAGTCATAGAATTGTTAAGAGTAATTTGTAAAGTAGATGCACCTGTTTCTTCTCTTTGTAGTGGCACAAAAAACCAACCACCATCTTCAGGCTTTTCTCGCTGTGCAGTTTCATATATGACCATATCAGCGTGCTGATTTTTAAACATATTTGAAGATTTACCTGGCTGTGGACTTTCAATATTTTTGCCTGTAAACGAATGTGCAGAGTTTACCAAGAATGTAATTAAATCGAATGGGTGCATATTAGGCGTAACGAAGTGTCTTATACCATATGTATTTGCACAATAGATATACTTATTAACTCCCAGGTCATTTCTTATTATATCATAGACAATACCATCGTGACCACCACCACCTTTAACGCTACCAATAGTTCCTTGAACTGTTTTTGATATTCTCATTCTATCATTTGTTATCATTTCAGTAGAGCAGAAATGTAATCGGTATTCTAACCAGGACTGTGTGGTATTGCCTTGATTTCCTATAGGAGATTCTATAGCTTCAATTTTATGAATGTATAGAGGATCACCATGGATTTGCCATTCTGGATGACCTGCCTCAGTCGCACCAGCCGTTTCAAAATCTAACCACAGTAGTTCTTCACCAATTATTAGACCATTACGAATAAGATTAATACTGTCTCTAATTTTTAACCAACCTGTGATACCAAGTTGTTCTATATCTTCAAAAAAATGTATTTCCGCAACTAACGGAGTAATGTCATAAATGGCATCATCTCCGTGTTGAATCTCACATTTACGGATATCAAAGGCCCCGGGGCTAGGACTATTGGGAACTCCGCCCAACCCAATATCCGTTAAACCTTGTATAATATCAATTGCCATGACGAGTTAAGTTTTTAAACTCATTAGAAAATATTGTAATATATTGTGAATTTAATAGTCTTATTTCTTTTCTATTTTCATTTAAATCAGCTTCATATAGAAAGTTAGTAATAGGTGTTGCACCAGGCTCTTCAGCTAACTCTACCTTTATTTTAGTATTGGTGTTTCCTGACTTTTGAGATATTTCATAATGATGTATACCATTAGCATCAGAGTATTTACTTAACACATACGCTTGTAGATTGCGTTGGGTCATCGGCCAGTCATAGTAACGATCATAATATTGATTTAACATTAATATTACCCAATGAAATTGTGCGCTTCTATAATAGTCAAATGCAACACTTTCAGGAGTTTCATTTTCCTTTATTATATATTTTGTGAATAAAGTATCTCTAGTTTTTACTTCAGCTTTGGCAACAATTCTAATTAGTATATCGGATACTGTCTGATATGTTTTATTACCAGTGGCGTCATATGCGATTGTAGGAAAGTTAAGAAAATACATAATTAATATCCACTAATCATATCTGCTTGGGAGAGTAGTTGTACTTCCTTGAATTGTAGTGTTAAATCTACTCGTACTGGTGCTGAATTTTCATGAAATACGGCAAATCTATCACCACCATAAACAACACCTATACTTGTTAAAGCACACTTACCAATTTTATTCAAGTGTTCCATAGGTTTATTTTTATTATGATACGACATAGAAAAAAATCTAGGCATAGTGTATATTCTATTGAGTTGTCCTGCTTCCTGTATGGGTGCGGCATTTATTTTAAAAAAGTCTACAATATTTTTAATATTAGCTGATTCCGCTTGATCTAGAGGTTTTAAACTAAAGGTAAAATTAAAGTCTCTGAATCCGGGCCCTGAGTAAGTAACATAAGTATTGCTGAAAGATGCAGTACCGCCTGATTGCTGGGCCCTTTTATCTAATCCTACCAACTTACCCAAAGTCCCAACCACAGCACCCATACTTGCAGCAGTTGAAGATCCTGTAGCAGCGACATCAGCGCCTGCTTGTCCTGCGGTTTTTGAACCAGTAGCTACTGCCACACCCTGTTGGGCAAGGCTTTGCAACCAACCGGACTCCTCTTGTTCCCAACCCTGGTCGTATGTAGCACCTACACCACTAGGAATAGGCAGACATATGAATGGTCCATGTGGCCCCTCGAATGTCATATCACTTGTAGCTGAACCTACACCACCTTTCATAGTCCAAGTTTGAAACATCATGTAGTTGCCATTCTGGCTACTAAGTCCTAGATCGGGTGGATGAACCACAACATTCATATCTACTACTGAATGTGGTCCTCTTTGTTGTGCTGCCATATTTAATTCCTCTAACTTGTATAAGTATTTATATGGATAATAAGAAATACTCACGGCGCAAACCTTATAAAGGCAAATTTGTACCTATTGAGCCTGGTAAGTATAAAGGCAACCCACGAAACATTATCTACCGATCTATGTGGGAACGGCAATGTATGGTCTATTTTGACCGTAATGAGAATGTTATAGAATGGTCTAGCGAAGAAGTTGTTATACCTTATGTGTCTCCCTGGGACAATAAAATACACAGATACTATCCTGACTTTTTAGTGAAGGTGAAAAAAGGTCAATTGATAGAGACTAGAATTATTGAAGTGAAGCCTGCTAAGTTTCTTAAACCACCAAAAGTAGGAAGAAAAAAGACCAAATCTTATCTATATGAGGTAAGAGAATGGGGCCGCAATAGTGCAAAGTGGGCTGCAGCTAAAGATTATTGTGATAAACGAGACTGGATGTTTGACGTTTGGACGGAAAAAACTTTGCGAATGTAGATAAATAGTATTGTATGAGTTTATTTACAGAGATACAAGAATCTGCTGAAGGTAGAGAACTATCGCTTAAATGGTATCAAGCGAGAGTAAGAGCGTTGGGCAAACTTAAAGGTGATATGGTAATTAGAGAAGGTAAGGCTGATGCCATGGCACAGTCTCGTCCTCAGTTCGGTATGTTGAATCTGTTTAACTACAGACCAAAAGATCCTATGAGAATTCCTTACTATGATGTGTTTCCTTTGGTTCTACCTGTTAGACGATTAAAGACTGGGTTCGCTGGTTTGAACTTGCACTATCTACCTATCCCAATGAGGGTAAAACTTCTAGAACTTATTGCTGCTGGATATGGTGATGAGACTGCACAGACTGCTGTAGTGACATGGGATAAGGTAAAGGCGTTACGATATGTGGCACCGACCATTAGACAGTATAATAAAAAGAAAGTAGGTTCTCTGTTTTTACGAATACCGCTTGATGATATGTTGATTGGTGCATTACTACCAGTACAACAGTTCTATAGTGGAGAATTTAATAGTCGTAAGAAAGTACATAATAATAAGGTGTATAAAGATTCTAGGGAAAAGATTAACTATGGCACTTGACGCATTTACTGCTAGAATAACTCAGAAAGGTTATCAGAAACAAAATAAGTATAGGGTTCAGATAAATTCTCCTAATGGAGCAATGCCACAGGCCATGACTTATTTTGCAGAAACTGTTGAAATACCAGGGCAGACTATTATTAGTAGTCCTGATGATTTGCGTTACGGTCCTACTAGAGAAATGGCTACGGCGATGAGTTATGGACCTACAAACATAACTTTCATTTGTACTCCGGGATTACCAGAACGAGAGTTTTTTACTGCATGGCAAGCAAGGATTGTTAGTAAATTTAGTTGGGAAGCTAGATATTATAATGAGTATGCTGGTAGGCAAACCCTATCAATTTATGCTTTAGATAATAATGAAAAGACAAAATATGGAGTAACATTACATGAGGTATTTCCCAAAACTGTCAGCGGCCAAAGTTTTTCTGCTGGTAGTAATGACGCATACCAAACACTAGATGTAGAATTTGCATTTAGATATTGGGAAGAAATTCCGGTAGGTGGCGGCCCCGCCGGGCGATATGATTGAAACTATATTAAAGGAGAATTGAAAATATTATGAGTTTACCAGTAATTAATACACCAACATATGAGTTGGAAGTTCCTTCTACGAAGGTGAAATTGAAATACAGACCATTTTTGGTTAAAGAGGAAAAGATTCTATTGATAGCAATGGAAGAAGAAGATCAGAAACATATGGTGAATGCTGTCCGAACGATAGTAGACAACTGTACGTTTAAGACTATTAAAGTTAATAAGATGCCTATGTTTGATTTGGAG